TCAGCATCAGTGAAGCTAATCTTGAAGCCGCTATCTTCTGCGGCATCGGTCGGCTCGTTTAATTGTTGATTCTTGAAGTATCTAGTATCGCCATCCTGACTCTTCTTGAGTAAGAGCGCCCGTAGTTTGGCGAAGGTCCAGCGCTGCGGGAAATTTAGATTAACCATCTCTCCAGTAAGTTGGAGAAGGGGTACCTCTGCGTATTCCGGCTTCACTGTCCAACAGCCGCGTACGTGATACTTGATCGGTGCGACCTCGCTCGTGTCCTTGTTAGGAGCTAGACGTGTGCCATACCAATCGTCGGTGAAATATCGCGTTCCGATATGGTCCATAAACCCGTGAGGGTCTAAAAGGTCGTCGGTGCCGTCGTACTTTACCTTAATTTTTTCTCTAGCCTCTTCGCTGTTCGAGTTCTCGTCGGTTACAATATCGTCGCCCTTCTTAATGTCGCAGTGCCAACCTGACAGGTTAGCTACAATCGAGTTAACCCACAACGAGCCTTCCTTCTGATCTAGGAGTCGGGCGGGGCACAACAACGGTTCCTTCGATGAGCCATCAACACCCCGTAGGACATACTCAGGAAACAAAAGGTGAAACGCATTAGGCTCTTGTCCCTCAGTGAGGTTGAAGTAGCCTTTAATTTCGAGTGCGAATGCTACCGCAAGTTTATACTCTCCGGTAATAATCAGAATGCGAATGTCTGGGCAGTTCAAAAGCCACTGCACCGAATCGATACCGTCAATCGTAGACTTATAGAAGCCACGACTATCCAGCAACATCATCTCGCGTTCACGCCACTGGTGATGTTCATCCACCATGTCATGAAAGTCATCGAGCGTGTAGTCCTCGAAGTACATCGGGTCTACGGCTTCGCGCGTGCGGTCTATGCTGCCATCCTGATTCAACCAAGGGCCGCCAAAGTTCTTAGGAACGAACTGATCGCAGGTGATCTGATGTACCGAGCGATACAGACCCTTACCAAGCAATCGACCTAGCCAAAACAAGTCTTTACGAGCGCGATCTCGAAGATCAAGCCAGCGCCAGAATCCGACTACGTCATCCACCTCGTAACTGATGTCATCGGCGGTACGGCGACGTCTGCCCTTACTTCTCTGGGCTGGGTCGATACTGGAGTTCTGAATTCTGATTCTATCTTCTGACGGGTTGGGGCGTTTCGGCCCCTTCTTCTTGCTTGCCTTGCTACTACTGGTCTCGTCGTCTTCATCTGCGTCGCCATTCTCTGGCTGACCAAAAAAGATACGCACCAACTTTGTGTAACTGCGGGCCTCGCTTCTATATCTCTTTCCCTCTTTATCGAGGGCAGCAACCTCTTCCAACAATCTGAGTAGTTCGGATTCCTTTGCCGCGCGCTCTTCCTGGCTTGCCTTGATCTCCGCTGAATTGTGTGGCTCCGGAAGACCTTTCTCTCTTGCTCTCTGGTTTGCCTTTCTCTGCGCTGGCGTAAGACCCATGACCGACTCCTATTGTATTACTCTGTTGCTTTATTATAGGCCCCGATATTGTCGGCCTTTGCCTTTAACTCGTCGCCCGTTGTGGGGGCGGCCTTAGGAGCTGCTGGCGGTGCTGCCGATTCCGATTGTCTGGCTTCGTGTGCCATCTTGTAAGATGGCTTGGGGAAATCTCTGTTTGCTTTATCGAGAGCCTTGTGGGCGCTCGCGAGTGCTGATGCTACTGGGTTGCCCATTATGCCCCCTTATTGTCTGTCGTCTTTGACGAACTAGTGTCAACATCAATATCTTTCTTTTGATAGCTGAACATATTGCTGGCCTTACTTACTGCGTATGGTGCCGTAGCAAATGCCCCTAATCCCGCCGCTGCTGTGCCGTCTGGAAACGTGTGAGTCTTAATAGCGACGTATACTAAAACGAAGACCGCCGCTAAACAGTGAGGCAGTAGCATCACTCGGGCCGCACTAGGTGAGCCACCATCGGAGAAAGCGTTTTTGACGAAGTCTATTACGCCCATTACTTTTTGAAGCCGCCCATCGTGTGAGCGAAATTCGCCATATGGGCTACGTGTGAGTTCTTGGAGTTACGGGCCGCTTCCAACTTCTCTGCAGGAATCGTCTCATCTTCTGATACACCAAGTGCGCGGTGCAAATTTCCTTTTCTAAGTCCGTGCATAGCGCGGTAAAGACTGACATCGTGTTTCTTAGCCATCTTAGGCTCCCGGCACCACTGCTGGCGGTGCTCCTGCTGGACCTGCCATCGGGGCGTTGTTAACATCATTGCCTTCGCCCGGATTCGGCTGAGAGGTGTGGTCCATCATGTTATCAATGAGGTGATCGTGAGAACTTACCGCACTCTTAGAATCCTTGTGCGGCCCATCTTCGTGAACGTGGTGGACCGTATGGGTTCCATCGGAATGATGCTCAACGTGAGTGTGTGTATACTTGTGGTGCTTTTTCATATTCAATCCTTAAGACATCATCTGCTGATCTTGCTCTGCTGAACTGCCTTTCAAAACCGCTTGAGCGTAATAGCTTCCACTGGGGCGTCTGTATACTGCGACGATGCCGCCAGGTGATACCTTAACTGCATTGTGATCGTGGTGAAGCAAGTGACTTACTTGGTGGATGATCGAACTGTGAACGAAAGAGATCGACGGCTTTCCGGACTTCTCTCCCTCCGCGATTGTCGCCATGATCTCGGGATTCACTCTCTTTCTAAAATCATTGATGCGCTCACCATCCGGAATCTTCTCGTCTGGGTACTTCTGGTAGTGCATAATCTCTTTCATATTCTCGTCGGTCTTCTTCTGGCCGGAGAACTTGCCGACATTCAAGGCTTCAAAATTCTTTACTGGCTTTGCTTTACCTGCGCCGAGAACTAACTCTGCTGTCTCTGTAGCGCGGTCTTTCGGACTCGTGAACGCGGCACCCAACGGCTGCTTGCCGAGGTGGCCTGCTAGGAATCTGCGAGCGTCTAAAGCCTGCTGACGTCCGACACTATCAAGCGGAATATTCAACGAACCACGGAAGCGTCTCTCTTTATTGGCTTCAGTCTGGCCGTGGCGCATAAATAGAGCTACTAACTTATGGCCTGTTGATTCTGACATCGTTGACCCCACGCTAGCAGGTGATACGGCATATTTTTCACGTAATATTTTCTGGGCTTCTATCCAAGAGATATTCTCTCCCTCGTGCCCATCGCAGCAGTCGTCCCAGTCAACACTATTTCCCCTGTGCTCGGACATTGCATCGCTAGTTTCGTCTTGCTTCTCAGACATTAGGGTACAAACACCATCTTTTCCCTTACCATCTGTCACAGCAAAATGCTCGCACGGTGCGCCCTGATTGAATCCGCCGCAGTTGGTTCCGGTAGGTGACTTTGCCCACTCAAGTCCGGTCTGGTCGGCTGCTTTCTGTCCTAGCGTGTTAACATTATAAACAACTTGGTCGTTACCAACTGCTAGAGGCGTTCCACCCCTCTGGTAGCAACAAACTGGTGTATAAACTTGTCCGTCCTTCGTGGCTCGATCAATGATAATATCTGGTCCATGAATCTGGCATCGCTTCTGATTAATATAAAGAAACGGACAGTTGAAACAGGATTTTGGCTGATCGCCCGTATCCTTGCCGCCGACAAACGCAAGCGCCCATCTCTGGACACCTAGCTCTATTTGTACTAGTTTGTCAGCCATTACTCTTCCTTCTTGCGTGCTTCTCTCGCTTGCGCGTACGAAGCCGATTTGTGTACGTGCTCTGGTACGTGCTGCCCCTTGGACGCAGCATCCCACTCGGCTAAAGCCTTCTTACCGAGAACCTCAGGGTTTGCGTGCATAAATCCGCGTTGGGCTGAACTTTTAAATGGCAATTAAATCTCCGAATTGGTCGCCGTGCTTTCTTGAGGTGCGACCAACTCCGCCTGTATTTGCTCTTCAACGGCTGCTTGAACGTGTCTGTGAGCAAGAGTTCTTAAATCCTTTTCGATGTGATGAATATGGTTCGTGAGAAGGGTGTTCATCCCTCTCTCCATTGTAGTCATGTGCTTCGTCCAGCGCTCAAAAAACTGTTTTACAAATTCGTAAGCGCCTCTCAGCTTCCACGCGGATGCTAGAAGAAATCCAACTACAGTGAAATCCCGAATCGTAGACGAGACCTGACCCAATGTTAATCCTGCTGGGTCAAACATAGGGTCCTTAGAAAAATTGTCGAGGCTATTACTCAACTTGCCCGGGGGTTCCGCCCGGATGCCCGTGGTGATCGCTTTAATAGCGCATCAGCCAACAGGGAAGAATGGGGTACCACATTGTAGTACCCCTAGAGTTTACGACTCAATCGTGAACTGGGTCAAGGTTGCGCTGTTTCCTGCATTTGTAGTGGTGAAAGTTACACCAACCACAAAGCCGAGCACTGCGCCAATTCCCAACGCCGGGTTACCTGCGTTGAAGTCCAATCCAGAAATAGCGGTGAAAAAAGTTGGTGCAGTAACTGCGCCGACTCTGTATGCGGTGTAAGCTCCAGCCAGTCGACCGTCTGCTCCAACTTTAGATGCGCCCACCAATTCCACACTCAAGCCCCAAGGTTCAATCGCAAAATTAGGAGTAACTGCAATTGTTGCAATCGAGGTGTAAACTGGAAGAATCTGCGTGCCTGTCACAGCATATAACGAGACGGACCCCGCATCAGAAGGGTCTCCGCTGACGTCGTTACCAAGGAAGCCAGAAGCGATGATGTTGAATTGCTGGCCTTGAAACACGTTATTCGCAGGGAGAAGCAGTGCGCCAACCGGAGAAGTCGCAGAAGGTGTAAGAGGTGCTACACCAATCGACGGACCAATCGGACGCGGAAAATATTTCGGAAGAGTACCAAGGCCACCCACCTTTGATGGGAATGCACCTGAGACCTGAAAATCGAGAACATTTGACATGATTTATTTCCTCTTGATATACGCCTGTTTAGCGATATTAATTCGCCAGAAAGACGCTTTCGGAGAGAACAGAATCTTGTTCTGAACTATCCACACGGGTTGATTTGGATTGAACTATCGCCCTCGTGTTTCTGCAAATACAAAATCGCATTCGCAAGAATTTCTTTATGATTATTTATTGTCCGAGAGAATCTTATCTCTGGCGTTTTTGATTTTCGTTGTTGTTGCCGATACGTTCGTCACAACGGAACCAGCCACAGCAGATGTGATTACGTTATCGCTTCGAAAAATAGTATCGTTAGCAGCCTTTGTTTTAACGGAATCGAGACGGCCTGCGGCATTGTATACTTCCACAGCGAGCGATGCTTCGGCGTCTGTCAAGTTCTGCCGGTTACCTATCGTTGTCATAATCTACCTCCATATCCAACCACAAGAACAAACGACAATGTCGTCTGGCCTCTCTTTTTTGAGAAGTCGGCGGCATCTGAAACAGATGCGCTGCCACATGAAATTTTCCTCGCAGGTCTTTTAGTGAGACACGCCGAGATAGTCTAGGAACTTTACTACGGAACCGCCAGTCGGGGAAATAACTTGAAGGATGTCGAGAAGAGATGGGTTAGCAAAGGCATCTGCGAAATACTGCGCGGTAGTCTTGCCGGATGCGAGGTTGGTCTTAAATACGCCAACGCGCGTCCCATTTGTTGCGGCCACGGCAGGATTGTGAACTACGCCCGCGTGATCTACGTTCAAAATAACGCTCGCTGGATTAAAGCCGCCATCTTCGCCTTGAATTACGATTTGAAGAAGGTCGAGGTTCTGGCCACCGATACCTTGTCCAGTCACCTGCGGCCAAGCATTATCCCAGCTTGTTCCGGGTTGCGATTGTAGCATTGCTGTAGGCGTTGGTGCCATGTTTTCTCCGTCTTACTTTGAAAGTTGGATGCCTGTCTTGGACTCGAACCAAGATAGTCAGATTCAGAATCTGAAGTCCTGCCGATTAGACGAACGGGCAATAAAGCCTAAAATTATAGGCTTTGATATGTCTTTATACATTAAAGCCTAAAATTATAGGCTTTAGCATATCAGAATTTGGATGCGGCGTCTGGACTCGAACCAGAATTCGCGAGGTCAAAGCTCGCTGTCCTGCCTAATTGGACGACATCGCAACAGAAAATTGGTCCTTGCTCAACGAATCGAGCGTTGTCTGCTTGTGTTTCAAACAAGAGTGCTACCTCTACACCAAACAAGGATGGAGGAAGAATGATGAATCGAACACCACACCTTTCGGTGCCCTTCGGGTTCAAACCGAA